CGCGTCCGTGATGACGGTGGACAGCTTTTTCATGCCCGTCTGGAGATTGTTTACGTCAGCGCCACAGCGCTCGAACACATAGCCCCACTTCTGATAGCTTTCGGCGCTTATGCCGATTTTCTGCGAGGTTTTGTCTATCTGGTCGCCCACCGAACCCATATCATTCGCCATGTCCCACAGCTTTTTTCCTGCGGCAACGCAGGCAGTCCCG